CACCAACTAATACTCAAACTCCAACAAATACACCAACAAATACAGTTACACCAACAAATACGGTTACGCCAACACCGGTTGGACCAGGTTCGATGAGGGTTGGAACAGGATATTTGGATATGACTCCAGGATTCACTGGAGGAACAGATGATTTTTCAGTTGAGTTTTGGTTTAAAACTTCAAACACGATTGCAGATGCTCCAATACTTGGTTCCGATTCTTTCGCTTCCGGTTGTTTAGGTATTATCATTACTAATAATGGTCAGCAATTAGAAGTTACGGACAATGGAGCAACTGTTACAAATATTATATACACATTACCAACACCATTACAGGCAAACAGGTGGACATATTTTGCAATATCCAGAAGTGGAACTACTGAAAGTGTTTGGGTTGATGGTATCGCAAGTCCTAACAACACACAGGGTGATAGTAAAAATTACACACAAACAGATACTATATTTACCACAGACAGTGTAATACTACAAACCGCAAATGTTACAAATATCAAAGTTAATGTTGGTAAAACATATCTTAACCCAACATTATCTCCAATTCCGGTACCAACAAATAGTTTGACTGCAGACCCTGAAACTAAACTTTTAATGAATACTCTTTTAGCAGGTTCAGTATTTACTGATACAAGTGGCACTCAAAGTTCAATTACAGTTAATTCGGGAAGTGTAATTTATCTTGTAGATTCACCATACTAATAAAACAATCCAAAAATATTTAAAAAACCCTTCACCTTTGTGGAGGGTTTTTTATTTTTATATTTAAAATATATTATACATGAAAATATTCGTTCAAATAGCAGCTTACAGAGACCCACAATTAGTTCCAACAATTAAAGACATGTTATCAAATGCAAAAAAACCCAAGAATATTGTTTTAGGTATTGCAAGACAATATAGTCCTGAAGATGGATTCGATAATGTAGATGAATTCAGAAAAGATAAAAGATTTAGGATTTTAGATATTCCTTATCAAGACGCCAAAGGAGTATGTTGGGCAAGACATCAAGTCCAACAATTATATGGTGGAGAAGAATATACTTTACAAATTGATTCTCACATGAGATTTGTGAAGGATTGGGATGATATCTTAATTAAAATGATAAAAGGATTACAAAAAGATGGTTATAAAAAACCATTACTTACAGGATATGTTCCTTCATTTGACCCGGAGAACGACCCGGCAGGAAGGGCAACCGATGCTTGGAGAATGTCTTTCGACAGATTTATTCCTGAAGGTGCGGTATTCTTCTTACCTGAAACAATTCCGGGTTGGAAAGAACTTAAAAAACCTGTAACCGCAAGATTTTATTCTGCCCACTTCTGTTTTACATTAGGACAATTCTCAACTGAAGTTCAACATAATCCGGAATATTATTTTCATGGTGAAGAAATTTCAATCGCCGCAAGAGCTTACACTTGGGGATATGATTTATTCCACCCACAGATTCCTGTTGTTTATCATGAATATACTCGTAAGGGTAGAACAAAACAATGGGATGATGATAAAACTTGGGGGGATAAGAATAACCACTCACACTTAACAAATAGAAAACTATTTGGTATGGATGGCGAAACTCAAGAAGGCCACGATGGTCCTTATGGTTTTGGTCCTGTTAGAAGTTTAACTGATTATGAAAAATATGCAGGTATTCTATTTTCAAAAAGAGCAATTGACAAATATACTTTAGATAAAAACTATCCACCAAATCCATATAATTTTGAAACAGAACAAGAGTGGAGAGATAGTTTCTGTATGATGTTCAAACATTGTATTGATATTGGATATTCTCAAGTTCCTGAAAAAGATTATGATTTTTGGGTTGTTGCATTCCACGGCAAAGACGATAAGACTTTATTCCGTAAAGATGCTGACAAAAATGAAATTGCGGGTTTTATGAGAGACCCTGATAATTATTGTAAAGTTTGGAGAGAATTCCAAACTGATGAATTACCATCACATTGGGTTGTTTGGCCTCACTCAGAATCAAAAGGATGGTGTGATAGAATCACCGGTCAATTAACTCATAATACAGTAAGCTAACTATTTATAAAATATGGATTTTTTAACTATTACAAATGAAGAATTGGATAACATAGATTTGTTTCCATACTCACAAAGAATTAATTCTTTAGAATATCAAAAATATTTCATGTCCAAATCAGGACAAGAACATTACAGACTTTTGACACATATATCACAAAACAATAACTTGATTGATATTTTGGACATTGGTACTCTTAAGGGTTGTTCAGCACTTGCATTTTCAACAAATCAAACAAATAAAGTTCGCTCATTTAATGTGGGTAATGAACTTGATTTGAACATTTTACCTGAAAACGCTGAGTTCATTATTGATGACATCATTAAATCTGAATATAAAGATATGATTTTAGGTTCAAAATATATTATGTTGGATACATATCATGATGGTGTTTTTGAAGAACAATTCATGAATTATTTAGATTCAATTAACTATAAAGGATACCTATTATTAGATGATATCCATTTGAATTTTGAAATGGAAAGGTTTTGGGATTCAATTACTAAAGAAAAATACGACTTAACGAGTATCGGTCATTCAACAGGGACTGGTGTTGTTTACTTTAATTAATTAATTATGGGATTAGAGAAAATTAAAAATTATTTTGAACCAAAATCAATTTTAGATATCGGTGCAAATGTAGGTCAATTCTATAACGAGATTAAAGGTATTTTTCCCAACTCTTATTATTATCTAATAGAAGGTAGTGATAGTTGCGAAGTAGTATTAGAAACATTAAATGTCGATTATTCGATTTGTTTATTAAGTGATTGTGAAAAAGAAGTTGATTTTTATATTAGGAAAAATGAGCCAAGATGCACAGGAAATTCAATTTATCGTGAAAACACTTCATTTTACGATGACGACCAAATCACCATTTTAAAAAAACAAACTAAAACTCTTTCAAGTGTTTTAAATAATCATACATTTGATTTGATTAAGATAGACGTTCAAGGTTCCGAAATTGATATAATTAACGGAGGGATTGATATTATTAAACGTTCTAAAGGTATTTTAATGGAAATTTCATTAGTGGAGTATAATCAAAATGCACCTGTAAAAGAATTTGTTTATGAGTATATGGCAAATTTAGGTTTTATACCTGTTGAAAATATTGGTAATATTAATCACCCAATTACTCATGAACTAATCCAACAAGACATTTTATTCTTAAATCAAAAATATGATAACACATTGGCAATATAATACGATAGTTAAAAATTCAACTGAAGAAGTAAAAAAATTAATATCGGAAAATAACTATAAAACAATTGATATTGGAGCCTCTTTACAATTTTGGTCTTACCCTGAATGTAAATTTGCTGCAGATATTGTTAAGATAGATAAGGAAGATGTTAAATTTTTTGATTTTAACATTCAAGATAAACAAACATGGGGTGAATTATTAGATTATGTCGAACAACATGGTAAATTTGATTATAGTATTTGTTCTCACACGTTAGAGGATGTAATAACCCCAACCGAATTATTAGATTTATTACCAAAAATATCTAATAAAGGTTACATTGCAATACCTTCTAAGTTTGATGAATTCTCATTCTTATGGGATAACAAATATAGAGGTAATGCACATCACAAACAAATTATAGACATTAAAGATGATATGATTTGTATTTATCCAAAATACCCATTTATTGAAGTTTTTGATGAGTCTAATGAATTATTAGAAAATAATTTAGGTAACGAGCTCGTTATATTTTGGGAAAATGAAATACCCTACAAATTCTTTGCTCAAGATAATATCTTTAACAGCGACAGCGAACTAATAAAAGAATTTTATAAACAAATATCAACTAATTAATATGAATAACATTGCATTGATTACCGCTTTATTTGACTATCCAGATTATTATGAACCATCATTTTATAAAAATGCCCTAAAATATTTTTCTCCTGAGGATATTCACATCGTTAGAAATTCCGGATTAATTACTAATGGTTCATATTATGATAAATTGTTTTTTTATAAAACAGTTAAAGTTTTAGAATATATTGAAACAAACATTGTTGGAAAATATGATTATATTTTGTTTTTAGATGCTACAGATACAAATTTCATTAAATCCCCTGAAGGTATAATTGAAAAATTTAAATCTTTAGATTGTAGTATTGTTATGGGTGCGGAAAAAGGGTTATGGCCCCCAACGAATTATACTCATTTATATGAAAATAAGAGAGTAATTAATGATAGTAAGTATCTAAATTCGGGCACTTATTTTGGATATACCGATAAGATAGTTTATCATCTAAAAGATATTATTGAAAAAGAACATCAAACAGGTATCGATGACCAAGGTAGGTGGTCTATACAATATTTGTTAAATGATGATATTATCATTGACCAAGAACGAGACTTCTTTTTTAGTACTTTAGATACAAAAGATAGTGTTAAAATTGAGGGTGATAAAGTTTCCCTTTTAGATTTGAGTGCATGTATTATTCACGATAATGGACCTCATACCGATAATACCATTAAATTAACTCAATTTTTAAATGAAAACAGTTAGAATTACAAGACAAGGATTCCCAAATATTGGACAGCATAGTTGGATGAATTATTTCAAATTTATATTATCAAAAAAATATAATGTTATTATTGACCCAATTAACCCTGATATTGTAATTCACTCGGATTTAAATTATAACGAGTCTCAAATAGATACATATACAGGTCAATTACCTACAAGTCATAATCAGTCGGATAAAAATAAAAAATTTATTTATGTATCCGGTGAAGTTGCGGATTTTAGAAATCCAATAAATGCAAATGAAAATCAATGGGCGTTAGGATATAATAAATTTGAACATGAAAGATATTTGAGACAACCGTCAGGAGTGTTTGATGTTTGGACATTATATGATGAATCAAGATTAGTTGATAGTCCATTAAATTGGTTAACTCAAAAAAGAAATTTTGATGTTATATCTAAAAGAAATGTTGGATTTTGTTCAATTACTCAGGCATCAAATAATGAATTTAGAGGGCAAGTTTTTGATAAATTATCTGAATATAAAGAGGTTAGTTCTTCAGGACCTTGGAGACAAACATTACATGGTGAAGATACATTAAATAAATACCAATGGCAAAACTCAATCTATAATGGTCGGATTGATGGATTAACTTATCGGGAAAAGATTGGATTATTTCAAAAATATAAGTTTAATTTATCAATTCATTATACAAATACCGATTATATTTTACAAGAAAAAATATATCATGCGTTTTTTAGTGGAGCGATTCCAATTTTCTTTGGTAATAAATATATTTTAGAAGAAGGTTTTAATCCCGATAGTTTTATTAACTTACATGACTTTACAGATTTAAATGATTTTTTATCTTTAGTTAAAGAAATTGATAATAATGAAACTCTATATAGAAGTTATATTGAATCTCCAATTTTTGTGAATAACAAATTGCCTGATTATTATGATTTTGAATACACCTTAAATTTTTTAGAAAAAATTGTAGAAGCCTAATGAAATATATATTTACAACACTAGCCGTTGGAGATTCCTATCTTAAAAACGCATCCGAATGTTATACAAAATACAGCGAACTTTGTTCTGCAGATTTTAACATTACAACAAATGAAAATTATGAAGTTGGTCCCAAAGTAAATTTAGATTTATTCAAATTAGATAAATATGATGATGGTAATCCAGGATTTTCATTTTTTCTTAATTTAAAAGTTTTATCGTTAAAGTATTGTTTAGATAAAGGTTACGATTATATCATATATAATGACGCTGATTGGAGAATGACTGAAAATTTTAGTGAAGATAAATTGTTTAATTTATTTAACCACATGGAAAATAACAATTTAGATTTTTTATTTGAAAGACCTGCAAAAATTGGTGACCATAAAAAAGACATGAGTGGTTGTTTTTTTGACAGAAAGATGTACGACTATCATGTTTTTGAACATACAAAGTGGGATGAGGCTCATGTTGTAAATGAACAATTCATGGTGTTTAGAAACAATTGGAAATTTAGATATTTTGTTAGACGATGGGAGGAATTTTTATGGTACTCAATACATAATAATATTAGGAATTATCCCGATGGATTTGACATTGGGGTATCCGCATTAGAATCTGAAATGAAATGGGATTGGAATAGTTTTAGGGCCTTTTTACCATCTTGTTTTGAGTTCAGAGATAAAACAGAAAATTTACATATAAAATTTTAATTATGAATATACAAGAAAATATAACAAAGTTTACAGATTTAACTAAAAACGATAGTTTATCTGCGTTTAAAGGTCATACCGCACAACAAAGTCACAATGCTTATCAAGTTTTTTATGACTTTATCTCAGAAGTTAAACCTGTTAGAATATTAGAAATTGGAACCGCATTAGGTGGTTTTACTGAATTTTTAAAAATTATTACTGATGAGTTAAATTTAAACACTAAAATTTTATCATACGACATTTCAGAAAGACCATGGTACAATCAAATGATTGAAAAAGGTATTGATGTTAGAGTTGAGGATATCTTTAATGAAGATTGGTCAGGGGTTAAACAAGATGTTGTTGATTTTATCCAACAAGATGGATTAACTATCGTATTATGCGATGGAGGATGGAAAATAGGTGAGTTCAAAATTTTCTCAAAATTAATTAAAGATGGTGATTATATTTTAGCTCACGACTATTCAATTAGTAAAGAAATATATGAAACAGATATTAAAGATAAAATTTGGAATTGGTGTGAAATAACTGAATCTGATATACAAGAGTCCGTTGTAGAAAATAACCTTAAGTTCTACAATCAAGATAAATTTTCTCAAGCGGTATGGGTTTGTAAAGTTAAATAATTTTTTATGGGAATAACTTTAGTAACAGGACTTTGGAATATTAAAAGAGACGGACTATCTGAAGGATGGTCTCGTTCATTTCAACATTATTTAGATAAATTTGAACAATTACTTAAAGTTGATAATCCTATGATTATCTTCGGAGATTCGGAATTAGAATCATTTGTATTTGAACGAAGAAGTAAAGAAAACACTTCTTTTGTAACTCGTAGTCAAGATTGGTTTAAAAATGAATTTTACGATAAAATTCAAGAAATAAGAACTAATCCTGAGTGGTATAATCTTGCCGGATGGTTAACTGAATCTACTCAGGCAAAACTCGAGATGTATAACCCTTTGGTAATGTCCAAAATGTTTTTACTCAACGATGCAAGAATTTTAGACCCGTTTAATTCTGAAATGATGTTTTGGATTGATGCCGGATTAACTAATACCGTTCATCCCGGATATTTCACACATGATAAAGTTTTGGAAAAACTACCAAAATATATCTCAAAATTTTCATTTGTTTGCTTCCCATATGAGGCAAATACTGAAATTCATGGGTTTGAATTCAATAAATTAAATTCGATTGCTGGTTCGCAAGTTAATAAAGTTGCGAGAGGAGGATTTTTTGGTGGCCCAAAACACACCATAAATGACATGAACGGCATTTATTATAATTTATTAAAAAACACTTTGAGTGAAGGATATATGGGAACTGAAGAATCTATATTCAGTATCATGTGTTATACTCATTCCGACTTAATAAATTATTTTGAGATAGAATCAAATGGTTTATTTGGTAAGTTTTTTGAGGATTTAAAAAATGATAGTTTAACCCCTAAATCAGAAAGTTCTAAAGAAGTTGTGGTTAATGATTTAGACCCAAATAAGGTTGGATTATATGTCATAACATTCAATAGCCCAAATCAGTTCAAAACATTAATCAAATCAATGATTGAGTATGATAAAGATTATCTTAATAAACCAACGAAATTTTTATTGGATAATTCTTCGGATGAATCGACATATGAGGAATATTCTCAACTTTGTAAGGAATATGGTTTTGAACATATTAAAAAAGATAATTTGGGTATTTGTGGAGGTCGTCAATGGATTGCAGAACATTTTCAAAATGAAACCGATTTGGATTATTATTTATTCTTCGAAGATGATATGTTTTTTTATCCAAATGAAGGTCAAGTATGTAGAAATGGTTTTAACAGATATGTTCCAAATTTATATAGTAAAACACTTCAAATTGTTAAAAAAGAAAATTTTGATTTTCTTAAACTTAACTTTAGTGAATTTTTCGGAGATAACGGAACCCAATGGTCGTGGTATAATGTTCCACAACATATTCGACAAAAGTATTGGCCGGGTAAAAATAGATTACCTGAACAAGGTTTAGACCCCAACGCTCCGAAAACCGTTTATGATTCAGTTAGGACGCACCAAGGAGTTCCATATGTTACGGGTGAAGTCTACTATTGCAATTGGCCTCAAATAGTGTCGAGACCGGGAAACCAAAAAATGTTTTTGGATACCACTTGGGCTCACCCATTCGAGCAGACCTGGATGAGTCATATGTATCAGTTAGTAAAAGAAGATAAATTATATCCGGGATTATTACTAATGACACCAACAGAACACGATAGGTTCGAACATTATGAAAGAAATTTAAGAAAAGAATCTTAATTTAATATTTTACAACCTTTCTTCAAATTATCTTCAGCCCATAATGGTTGAAGATTTGAATAATGACAAAGTTTGTAAATTTCTTCTTCGGTTTTAGCCGAAGATAAAGGTATTTTGTGGTCAATGTGCCATTTACCCTGATTATCCCAAGACATTCCTTCCATGAATTGTCGTTCTAAATGTTCTTTAAGAAATTCCGGAGTACAACCAACGATATCGAAAGTTTTCTTTGATTTAGTTATAATTTTATTTTTTAATATATTAAAAACTCTACCTCTAACATTGAAAATTAGTTTTTTTAACGGGTCCGTTTTTCGTTGATGTTTAATTAAGTTATTATGATATTCTCTTACACTTTCTATGTTTTTCTCTCTCCATATTTTATCGTTTTCTCTGTGTTTTTCTTTATTATTTTCATACCATTGTTTATTTTGTTTTTTTACTAATTCGATATTATTAATATAATAATTTCTATTGTATTCAGGATTTTTATTATACCAATTTTTTATCGTCTCTTTCCTTTTTTCAACATTATTTTCACGATAAAATTTATCTCCAATTTTACGACACGACTTACAGGATGATTTTAATCCATCTTTATTTGAATTACAAACACCAAACTCACAAATTTCTTTTTCGATTTCACACTTACAACAAATCTTTGTTTTCATAATACTCTTTTAGTAATTTATTAAGTAATGTTGATTTTTTTACTTTTTCTTTAACCATTCGGTCAAATAAATCTCGGTCTAAACTTATTCCAAATTTAACCTTTCTTTCTTCTTCTAATTTTGTTGGTCTTGCCATATTATATAAATATCTCGTTTATAGTTAAAGTTTCACTAAAACTAATAATAATTAAATATTTTCAGTAAGTCAAGTATTTATATATAAAGATAAAATTAATGGAATTTTATATTAAACAAAACGCAACTTTACCAGTTTTGAAAATGCAGGTCGTTCGTGATGGAAGAGCAGGGTATCAACAATTGATGCAAGATTTAGAAGTTTCAACAATCTTCTTCACAATGATTGATGTTGAAACTGGTGTACCAAAAATCGTCTCAGCGCCTTGTAGTATTGTTCCTCTAATTTTACCTGAAGGTGCCGCCCCCGAATACTATGTTTACTTTCAGTTCACTTCAAGAGATACAAATACTCCGGGTAGATATGAAGGTCAGTTCCTCATAAGAAACGATGAAGGGAATTTAATTTTACCAATTAGAGAAAACTTATATATTAATATCCAACCAAGTTTTATTTCAGAAACAGCTTGTTGTTAATTTGACTATTTAAAGTTTTATTTTATATTTAGAGAATAAGGTAAATTTCACGATGGTGTGAAAGCTAATGAACCACTTTAAATTATAAAATATGATATCAAACGAAGAGATAGAATCATTCTTGCATGGTAACGACCCTGAAGAATTCATTGTAGCAATTGAATACGATTATCGTGAAAATTGTATCTACAAAATTAAAGAAATCCCCGGAAAAGGAAAAGAAATACGTAAAGACACATTTACCCCATTCGCATGGGTGGGAGATTTGCGTGGAATTAAATTCTACAATGACTCCAAAGGTGCTCAGAAAGAAGCAATGACCAAACATGGTATTGTTATCGAAAAATTAGAAACACATGGTAACGAGAGATTAGAAAAAGGATTAACCTACATCGTTAAATCTCTTAAAGGATACCGAGAACTCATTCAGTTTTTTAGAGAGGGTGGTTGCGACCCGTGGGGTGAAAAGACCAAAGATAGGGTTATGATTCTACCTCCGGTGGAACAATACTTAATCTCCAAAGAGAAAAGACTTTTCAAAGGATTCGAGAATTACGATGAGGTTACCCGACTTGTGTTCGACTTAGAGACGACCGCTCTTGAACCGAAAGATGGAAGAATATTCATGATTGGAATCAAAACCAATAAAGGATACCACCGAGTTATTGAGTGTATGGATGAGAACGAAGAAAAGAATTCCATAATTGAGTTTTTCAAGGTAATCAACGAACTTAAACCAAGTATTATCGGGGGTTATAACTCCGCAAACTTCGACTGGCATTGGATATTTGAAAGATGTAATATCTTGGGAATTGACCCCAAGAAAATATGTAGGTCATTACATCCCGACCATTCATTTACAAGAAAAGATAGTATGTTGAAATTAGCAAATGAGGTCGAGAATTTTACTCAAACTTCAATTTGGGGTTACAATGTAATCGATATTATTCATGCGGTTCGTAGGGCTCAAGCAATTAACTCAAGTATCAAGGCCGCGGGTTTGAAGTATATTACCAAATACATTAACGCTGAATCACCAAGTCGGGTTTATATTGACCACTTGGATATTGGGCCATTCTATGTAAAGAAAGAAGAGTATTGGTTAAACACCCAAAATGGTAATTACCGAAAAGTAGGACAAGACCCGAAGATTGATGAGATATGTGAAGGTAGAAAAGATGTTTATATCAAAACAACCGGAGATAACCTTGTGGAGAGATATCTCGATGATGACTTGGATGAAACCTTAAAAGTTGACCAAGAGTTTAATCAAGGTTCATTCCTACTTGCGGCGATGATTCCAACAACCTACGAGAGAGTTTCTACTATGGGAACTGCCACACTTTGGAAGATGTTGATGTTGGCTTGGTCGTATAAGCACGGATTGGCAATCCCTGCGAAACAAGGTAAAACAGACTTCGTGGGAGGTCTTTCAAGATTACTTAAAGTGGGATACTCTAAAGATGTTCTTAAACTTGACTTCTCGTCTCTATATCCGTCAATTCAGTTGGTTCACGATGTGTTTCCTGATTGTGATGTTACCGGGGCAATGAAAGGGATGCTGAAATGGTTCCGTGATACTCGTATCAAATACAAACAACTTGCGGAAGAATATTACGAAACAGACAAAAAGAAATCCGAATCTTATGGTAACAAACAATTACCGATTAAGATATTCATTAACTCGATGTTTGGGGCGTTATCAGCACCTCAGGTTTACGCTTGGGGTGACATGTATATGGGAGAACAAATCACTTGTACTGGTAGACAATATCTTCGTCAGATGATTACATTCTTTATGACTAAAGGATATGTTCCATTGGTGATGGATACGGACGGGGTGAACTTCTCAACACCGACTGAAGCAAAAGACCGAGTTTATGTTGGTCGTGGATTAAATTGGAAAGTTAAGTTAGGTAAAGAATATTATGGACCCGAAGCGGATGTTGCGGAGTATAATGATATTTTCATGAGAGGTGAAATGGCGTTAGATACGGATGGTGTTTGGCCGTCTTGTATTAACTTGGCTCGTAAAAACTACGCGGTTATGGATGCAAAAGGTAAAATCAAACTGACGGGTAATAGTATCAAGTCTAAAAAATTACCATTGTATATTGAGGCGTTTTTGGATAAGGGTATTAAGATGTTATTGGAGGGTGATGGTAAGTCATTTGTTGAATATTATTATGAATATCTACAAAAGATTTATGACAAACAAATTCCTTTAAGTAAAATCGCTCAAAGAGCAAAGGTGAAATTAACTATCGAAGATTATAAAAAACGATTAACAGAGAAGACTAAGGCGGGCAATAGTATGAGTCGAATGGCACATATGGAATTGGCAATGGCGTCGAATTTAAAGGTGAGTTTGGGTGATGTTATAATGTATGTTAATAATGGTATTAAAGCATCACACGGAGATGTTCAAAAGAAAGGTGACGGAGTTCAAATAAATTGTTATATGTTGGATAAAGACATATTAGATAATAATCCTGACTTAACAGGTGATTACAATGTTCCAAGAGCAATAACAACATTCAATAAAAGAATTGAACCATTACTAGTTTGTTTCAAAGAAGATGTTAGAAATGGGTTGATTGTTAATGACCCGGAGAATAGAGGGATATTTACAACCGCTCAATGTGAACTAATTAATGGAGAACCATTTGAGGATTCAGACCAAGATAGATTGGAGGAGGATGTTTTGAAAATTACTGATGCAGAAATGTTGTATTGGGGAAAAAGAGGTTTGGACCCGTATTATATGTATGAATTAGCGGAAGAGGGTTGGAAAGAAAAATTATTAGGAACTCTTTAAACCGTCCGAACTGAGGATATACCAGTTACCCGCACAAAATCTAAATTCAATACAGGCATATTTGTCTGCAAGTACTTCATCAAACTCTTCATCTATTTTACCCACATCGGGTTTTATTGTGACATCGGTCATTGATTTAACTACGATGTGGTCTGTAGTTGTTGAGTCCAATATTACTACCGATTTCGCAATACTTCTAACCACTATACACCCTTCTCCATTTGTTTTATATTCACTCTCGGATATTACCGCAACCTCAGAGGTTTCAATGATTTCTCCGTTAATAAATCTTTTAGAAGGTATTGTTCTTAATATCGCCATAAAATTAAATTACATATATTTGACGAGGCATTGCTCTGAATTTCATTTGTTTGTTTAAGTTCTCGGCAATTAACGCTTCTTTTTCCATAACTTTTTCAGGTCTTAACCTTGTTAAAAAACCTTCAGGGCCAGTAAGTTCTTCCAATAATTTTGTTTTCTCATCTTTACCCTCAGTTAATAAACTTGTATAATCCATCGTGATTTCGGAATCAGGCGTTTTTAAATTACCACTATATTTTCCTCTAACTCTACCCAATGTTTCTTTAACGTATGCGGTGAACCATCTTCTAACCCATTGTTTTGCAGGAACATTTAAATCAGACCAAGTTAACTCCTCAAGTGGAACATCTGTCGGTAATTTAATAACGTCAGGATTGTTCTTTAAACAATCTGCTCTACTATCAGGTGTAGTATCATAATACCAATACCATACCGCTTTACCCACATAGTTACTATACTGACTCCAATTAAAGTTATTACCCGGAGCGTTATAAAGTTGTAAATTTTTCTTTCCGTCAGGTAACGCAGTAATTCTATAAGTAAGGGAACCCCCAAGTATTCTATTTAATATATTTGCTTCTTGCATTCTTATCAAATAGTCAAATCCGGACATCATAAAATATGAGCCTTGATATCCCATTTGAGCAAACCCTGCCTCATTCGCACCTAAACCAACACCACCAAATCCACCAATACCACCCATACCAAACGCAGTCCATGGTTGATTACTAAACCATAACACTTCATTGATTTCACGACCCGCAGGTATTTCGTAATTTTGTTTATCTTCTTCAAGTATAATATAGTCTTTCTTTAAAACCCAAGGACCTTGAGCCTGAAGACCTACGATTTTAGAATAAGAATATGAAAATTGTTGTTCAAAATCCATTGTTCGAGTAATCAATGCGTTTGCTACAGACTTTTCAGTCATATTCAAATTAACCAAGTTAACCCATTGACTATCGATTAACCAATTTAAGATATATTGTTCATAATCTTGAATAGATAGTTCCATTAATGAATCCATCATTTCATCTTCAATTTCAACACTTCTAATTGGCGCTCCCAATAAGTGTTTAACTCTTGTATAAATTTTTGACCTTTCTGGTTCTGGAATTACTGACATATCTAATAAATATCAAAAAGTTTATTATTGTATATTATACATTAGTGAATCAACAGGAAAAACAAAATTACCTTTAACAATTTTTGGTTTTTTGTTAAAAACTAAAACGTTTTTGCCTTTTTGGAAAATCATTAAATCTGTATTATAAATCTTAACGCTGGCGGTTCCTTCTAAAGTAATCCCATCTTCAGATTCCACCATGTTTCTAAATGGTTTAATCTGTGCGGTATATTTTTGACCATCCTTGGTTAACTCTAAATCAATTCCTTGTATTGCATCTTTTTTACTACCCAACTCACCAACCACCTGAATTTTGGCTTGTTTACCGAAAAATCTTTTAAGTATTGACGCAGTTATTTCTTCTCTTTTAGAACCTGCCTTATCTTTTTCAGTTAAAGTTCTCAATAAATTATGAAGAGTCGTACTATCTGTATCAAAGATTCTATATTTGAAATAGTCAATTGCTTTAACAAATCTCTCAACTTCTTTCCTTTGTTCCGAAGGAGTTTTATCCATGAAATTAATAGGTTTTTTGCCCGGTATTGTTGCAATCACTTGATTCAAATCTTTTAATAAAATACAAAATGCGGTATAATTCGTATTCAATTTATTAATTACTGACCTACCCGGACCTTCAAGATTATAAACGCCAGGTAATTGGTTATTTTCAAGTTTTGTAATATAGTTTTCGGAAAACACTTCTTTCATGATTTTATTAATACCATTCATGTAAGTCCACTTAACATCCGAATTTACATTGAATAACATTCTGTAAAACTCATTATCGGATTGAGAACACATTTCGGACTTTCCCTCACTTAAAACTTGTTTCATTTTAGTTGATTCCGCCAATTTAGTTTCAATTTTCATTTCATACATCTTACTAACGAAATCCCAATTAACAACTTTCCAAAAGTTTGTGATGTATTCATCTCTTTTATTTTTATACTTTAGGTAGTATGCGTGTTCCCATAAGTCTAAACCTAGTAATGGGAATCCACCACCTTCAATTACATTCATTAATGGATTGTCTTGATTTGGAGTAGACATAATCTTTAAAGTATTTTTGGATGTTAAAACCAACCATACCCATCCGGACCCGAATCGTTCTTTAGCTTGTTTTTCAAATTCTTTTTTGAAATTACTAAAAGTTCCCCATTGTTTGGTAATCTTTTTATAAAGTTCACCATCCAATTTTTTTGGTTCAGGTGTCAACATATTCCAAAACAATGCGTGGTTAAATGCTCCACCGGCATTATTTCTAATGGTTTTGTCGAAACGGCTGATTGTTTTAATTATTTTTTCCAAATCTAAATCACCATATTTCTTTTTTGATAATGCGGCGTTTAATTTGTCTACATAACCTTTGTAATGTTTATTGTAGTGGAAGTTCATTGTCTCTGCGTCAATAAATGTCTTCAAGGCTGAATAGGCGTAAGGTAATTTTTCTATCCCTATTTTTTTCATTTCTGTAATCAACAACTCTTTTTCTTTTGTAACTTGTGATTCAAGTATTTGTGACTCAAGTTGTTGGATTTTCTCTTGTGTTTTTTTCATAATTTTGGATTATCCATTGTATATAAATAATCCGTATTTCATTATTTTCTCAAATGGTTAATTCTTTTTAGAATTTCTTCTGCCGCATCGGCAGGATTTTGATTGTCTCCCATGACAGTCGCAATCACTTGTTTTTTATTATTTAAAATGTCATAGATAATTCCTTCAATTGTATTTTCGAAGATAGGATAGTAAACCAAAACATTATTTTTTTGACCATAACGATATGACCGGTCCTCCGCTTGGGCGTGGTCTGAAGGTAAAAATGATAAATCGTTGAAAATTGCCGCCTCACCGGCGGTTAGGGTAATACCAGTTCCCGCGGCACGAATATTACCAACAAAAACTTTAATCTTTTCATTTTCTTGAAATTGGTCAACACTATATTGTCTTTCGTGTTGGGACATCGACCCGTCAAGTTTAACCGCAGTTTTCCCAAAATGTTCTACAATTTTATTTAACGAATCTGTAAAGTTACAAAATATGATAACTTTTTTACCTTGTTCGATAATGTTCTCGGCAATTTCAATTGTTTGTTGTATTTTTTCTTCAGCAATAATTTGTCTCACTTTTGTTAACTTTGAGAATTGAACGGTTAAAGATTTTGACTCTTCAGG